ATGCCTTTTCCTGGTTACTCGGCAGTTGGTGGAGAAACAGCAGACTTAGCTTTCTTATGTACTTCAACTTCTATACCAGGACAAAATATTACTAATATTTCTGTTCCATTTAGAGGTCGTGTATTACAGATTGCAGGTGATAGAACGTTTAATCCGTTCTCTATTACCGTGTTAAACGATACTGATTTTAAAATATACAGAGCAATGGAAAGATGGATGAATGGTATAAACAACATGACAGATAACGAAGGGTTAACAAATCCTGTTGATTATCAAGTTGATGTGTTTATTGATCATTTAGACAGAAACGGTGCTACTCTTAAATCTTATACTTTAAGAGGTGCATTTCCTACAGCACTAGATGATATCGCATTGTCTTACGACTCAAACAATGCTATTGAAACTTTTGGTGTATCTTTCTTGTATCAATACTTTGAAACAGATACTACTACATAATAATAAACAAGTTATAAGGAAAATATAATATGGTACAATTACTTGGGTTCCAAATAACAAGAGCAAATGATGATAGGGAGAAACCGGCGGAGGCCAAACAGGCCTTCACGGTTGCTACTCCCGATGACGGTACAACTACTATATCTGCTGGCGGTTACTTTGGCCAATACTTGGATATGGAAGTTACTGCCAAGAATGACGTAGATTTAATTAAGAGATATAGAGAAGTCGCACAACACCCAGAGTGTGATATGGCAATTGAAGATATCATCAATGAAGTTATTGTTTCGGATGAAAGAGATACTTCGGTATCATTGTCGTTAGACAAATTAGCAATATCAGAAAATATCAAATCAAAAATTCGTGATGAGTTTGACGAAGTTTTAAAATTATTAAACTTTGACGAAAAAGGTCACGATATATTTAAAAGATTTTACATAGACGGTCGTATATACTTTCATAAAGTTATAGACCCTAATAGTCCAAGAAAAGGACTTACAGAATTACGATATATTGATCCACGAAAAATTAAAAAAGTTCGTGAAGTCAAAAAGAAAAGAGATACTAAAGGCGCTAAAGGTATTGAGATTATAGAAGCAACAAACGAATGGTTTGTCTATAATGAAAAAGGAATGTCAGCTGCAACTTCAAATGCAGGTTTAAAAATTTCTGCTGACTCAATATGTTTTATAACATCTGGTATCATAGATCAAACTAGAAATATGGTCATGGGGCATTTACATAAGGCAATTAAACCTGTCAATCAATTGAGAATGATTGAGGATGCTGTTGTTATTTACAGAATAGTAAGAGCACCCGAAAGAAGAATATTTTATGTTGATGTAGGTAACTTACCTAAAGTAAAAGCAGAATCTTATCTAAGAGATGTTATGGCAAGATATAGAAATAAACTTGTCTATGATGCCGCAACAGGTGAGATACGAGATGATAGAAAACATATGTCTATGCTTGAAGACTTTTGGTTACCTCGTAGAGAAGGTGCAAAAGGTACCGAAGTTTCTACACTATCAGGTGGACAAAATCTTGGTGAGATATCAGACGTAGAGTATTTTCAAAAGAAATTATATCAAGCTTTGAATGTACCTATTTCAAGATTAGATTCTTCAAATGGATTTAATCTAGGTCGTGCTGCAGAAATTAGTAGAGATGAATTAAAGTTTACTAAGTTTGTTGCTAGACTCAGAAAAAGATTTACACAAATGTTTAACGACATACTTAAAACACAGTTAGTTTTAAAAGGTGTAATGACAATCGAAGATTGGATTAATATAAAAGAACATATACAATATTCTTTCTTAAAAGATGGTTACTTTGCTGAACTTAAAAATGCAGAAATTTTAAGAGAAAGAATAAATCTTGCTGATCAAATAGGACCTTATGTAGGAAAATATTATTCAGTTGAGTATATTCGTAAGAATATTCTAAGACAATCTGATGAGGATATTATGGAAATTGACAGACAGATTGCTGATGAAATCAAAACTGGTATTATCGCTGCACCACAAGGTGAGAATATGGAAACAGACGGTGAAGAACCAGATATAAATATAGGAGATGATAATGATTGAAGATGAAAACATAAAGAACGATAATGTTGAGGCAGTTGAACCCGAAACACCTGAAGTTAATCATGTAAATAACATGGTTGATTCATTGGTTGATGGCGATAATATTGCTGCTCAAGACTCTTTTAAAAGTGCTTTAACTGATAAGATTGGTCAGGCATTAGATGATAAGAGAAAAACCGTTGCGAATGATTGGTTAAATTCTGCTTTAGAACAAGAAGATATAGCAGACAATTCTTCATTAGATGGTGAATCACCTGCTGAACAAGAAGGTGAACAAGAGATGGAACAAGAAAATGAACCTGTCGTTTCACAAGCTTAGTAGAGAAGTAAATGAACGCAGGTATAGTGGACCTGAAGGAACGATAGAATATAAAAAACTATCGCTCAAAATGAGAAACGCTATTCGTGATGTTTATTCTATGATAAACAAAGCACCTGATCCAATTGTAGGAAAAATTGATGGTATTATCAAACAGGTTGCAAGTAAACACAATGTTAGTGTGAATAGTATTGAAGATTATTTTGATAACGAAAGTATAAAGTAAAGGAAATAAAAAATGGCAATTGCAACAAGAACGCTAAGAGATACGGTAGTAGAAGCTTCTGGTGGTGCGTCAGGTGGTAAAGTTACTGTTCTAGTAAATATGGATGATAACACTACTGCTAATTCAAACATATTGGACGCAAGTGGTTTATCAGGACATGCTAATGGGGCAAAATTAGATATCACTAGAATATGGTGGTCTTTAGTACAAGGTACTGCTGATGACAATACAGGTCATGTACAGATACAATTTAAAGGTGCTTCATCAGATACTATCGCAATTCAACTTGCAGGTACAGGTCACTATGATGGTACTGCTGGTAAGATTACGAATAACGCAACAAATACTGGTGCAACTTCAGGAGACCTAGAGTTAAGTGCTTTTGGAACTTCTGGTAGTGTGCTTATCGAATTAAGAAAAGACGAAAACTTCACAGCGTAATTCTTATGACAATTAAGAATACAACGATTGTGGATACAACCTCTAAATACATAGTAAAATCTGAGGGTGTAGGGGGTGAAATAGACCAAGTAATCGTTGACGCTGAAAAGTTAAGTGGTGGTACTAATCAATCTAAAGTGAGTATGATTGAGTGTCATTATCAGATCATAAATAAGTTTCCAGGTAAGAATGGAAAATTATTGTTTAGTGCTGATAGTGAAGAAACTGATGGGCCACTAGGTGGATTATTGTTGACTGGTAAATATGGTTTAAGACCCGGTCAACTAAAGTTTGGTGATGATAAGAAGATGACAATAACAACAGATGCTCTTGTAAAGAGTTATCTGTTAGTAACAGAATTTAGGAGAAATAATTAATGGCAGATGTTGTAACAAGTCAAACAATAGTAGATACAGTTGGCACAAAAACTGTTATGAAGTTTACTAATATAAGTGATGGTTCAGGTGAAACACTTGTAACAAAGATGGATGCTAGTGCATTGAATTTTATGACCGAAGATGCTGAAAGAGTTTTAGCAAAAATATATTGGTCAATTAATACAACAAATGGTAAATCAGGAGTTGAATTACTGTTTGCAGGTAGTGGCACAAGTGCTGCTAATGCAACAATAGGATTTTTCTCAGGTACTGGATTCCATGATTACTTTACTGCTGGTAATAGTATTCCTAACAACGCAACATTAACAGCAAACACATCACCTGCAGGTGATATTTTATTATCAACAAAAGGTTTCGTAGCAGGTGATAACTATACGATTATCCTTGAAATAAGATAATGGCAAAAGGTGATAAGACAAGAGCAATTCTTGAAAGAATTGTAGGAACTAAATCAAAGGCAACTTTAGCAGAAAAGTTTAAAGAAGCGTTTGTTGAGAAGTATGGAATTAAAAGAGAAGAATTAAAAAAAGGTATTGTAGATAAAGTCTATAATCAAAAAGAAAAGGTGGAGAAATGAAACTAATTACAGAAACTATTGAAGATGTCCAGGTCTTAACCGAAGAAAGAAACGGTAAAAAAGATTACAAAATTAAGGGTGTCTTTATGCAAGCGGATATCAAAAACCGTAATGGCAGAGTTTATCCAGTTGAAACACTTGCAAAAGAAGTTAGAAGATATAGTAAAGAATTTATTGAGAAGAAAAGAGCATTTGGTGAGTTAGGACATCCTGACGGACCAACGGTGAATCTTGAAAGAGTTTCACACATGATTACTAGTTTAAAACCAGAAGGTAAAAACTTCATCGGTGAAGCAAAAATCATGGACACTCCTTATGGTAAAATCGTTAAAAATTTAATTGACGAGGGTGCTGTATTGGGTGTATCATCAAGAGGTATGGGTTCTATTCAACAACAAGGTGGTAGAAATCTAGTTGGAAAAGACTTTTATCTTGCGACTGCTGCTGATATAGTAGCAGACCCCTCAGCGCCTGACGCTTTCGTAGAAGGTATCATGGAAGGCAAAGAGTGGGTATGGGATAACGGTATGCTGAAAAGTGTAACGGTTGAACAATACAAATCAGAAATAAAGAAAGCAAGACGTTCAGAATTAGCAGAGGTTAAGTCTAAAGTGTTTGCTGACTTTATGTCTAAACTAAAATAAACCTACGCAGCATAATAAAAAAGCGTAGGGTTTAAAATGGTAATTTGTATAAATAATAGTAAGTAAAAATTAATTAATTTTTAAAGGAGACCGAATGTCTGAAACTAAAGGAAAGAAAGAAGTAGAAATTTCAGAAGCACCTAGCGTAATTACAAAAGACGCTGTGGCATCTGAACCTACTCACCTTAAAAATGACGCAGAGGATCTTGGTGCTCCAGTTGTTAAACCAACTGACAGTAACCCAGACGCTACGAAAAAGGTATCGAAAGTATCAGATCAGGTTAATAAGGATGCGAAAGACGGTTCTTTACCAAAAGACCAAAAACCATCTGGCATGAAAGAAGAAGAAGTTGAAGTTGAAGGCGATGAAATTGCTGAAACTGCTGAATCTTCTGAAATGGACATTGACCTAACTGATGATGTTAAAGCATTAGTTTCAACTGACGCAGACTTATCTGAGGAATTCAAAGATAAGGCAGCGACAATTTTTGAAACTGCTGTTAGAACAAGAATTAAAGAACAGACAAAGATCCTTGAATCACAATTTGAAGAAAAACTTTCAACTGAAAAAGAAACAATGAAAGAAGCTATGGTCGAAAAAGTTGACTCATATCTAAACTACGTTGTTGAAGAATGGATGAAAGAAAATGAATTAGCAGTTGAAAGAGGTATTCGTACTGAAATTGCTGAGGACTTCATTACTGGTTTAAAGGACCTTTTCAAAGAACATTATATTGATGTTCCAGAAGAAAAATATAACGTGCTAGACGACTTAACAAATCAAGTTAAAGATTTAGAAGGAAAACTTAACGAACAGATTGAAAAGAATGTAAATCTTACTAAGGAAGTAAATGTTTCTGAAAGAACAAATCTTGTCGCTGAAGTTTCTGCTGATTTAGCAGATACAGAAAAAGAGAAGTTTGCTTCAATGGCTGAAAATGTTGAGTTTGATAGCGCACCAAAATTTAGAGAGAAGTTAGAAACTATTAAAGAATCTTATTTCCCTAAATCTAAAATTGAAGAAACTGCTTCGAAAGATGAAGTTGA